CCTCCTAAAAAGCCAAACAAACCTGAAATAAATGTATTAACCCGATTTTTATTCTCAAGTTTGCCAATTCTTTGCTCGTGATTATTCTTTGTAGCATTAAGCTTTGCAATTTGCTGTAAGGTATCATCGTGCTTTTTAAATAAAATCTTGAAATTACCATCAAACCGTTCTAAATCCTTACGAATATATCCTACATGAGTTTGAATGGTCTCTTTTAACATTTCTTTTACTATCTTCAATAACCTATCATCACTATTCATGAGAACCTCCTGATATTATTTCTGAAAAAGAATATTGGATTTCTTCTTTTAATCTTGAATTGGTGCATCATAGATGGAAACATAGAATTATCAATCACTTCTTTATTTGCTTCTTTATATTGAAATTCTGAAACAGTTACCATAGCAGGAGGAGTTCTATAACTTGAAACAAAGCTAAGTAATGTAGCATCTAAAAAATCAGGAGAACGCTTTAACCGCTTCTTCAGCTTTCTTTTATTCTCTAACTTTCTTTTCCCAGTTCTAGGGTCTTCAATGACTTTTATAGCAGTTATATCAGATAGCCAAGCATCCTTTACTATTCTAGCTGATGGAGATAAACATAATCCTCTTTCTATAGCCTCTTTCAATCTAAAACCAACTTGAGTTCTCAAATTATAATATTCATTTTCATCATTTTCTGGTTTAGAAGATAAAAAAACTAGGTTAATCTTCACTTTTTCAGGATTACCATGTTTTCTGAGATATTCATATATCCCTTTTCCCCATCCACCATCTATATTAATAATCGTTGGTTTGTTAGCACTTCTATAAGTCTCTGCTAATTCTAAAGTTCTTCTTCCAATTGCCTCATCCGTTGCATTCAAAACCCATTTTATTGTAACAATGGATGAGCCTTGTCTTAAAACCCAAACTGTTTTATCTTTTCCTAATCCTGCTGGGTCAAGACCAATTACCAATGTCTCATCAGTGCAACGATTATATTTTCTTTCAAATACTTGTTTTGCAAGTGAATATGGAATTAACTTTTCTTCTTCTCTTTCAGGAAATTGGCCTAAAACTCTAATTTGGTATCTTGCACTATCTTCACCCCACTGCTTTTTCTTTTTCTCAGGCCAATCCCAAGGCATTAACCGAGGATAAATATTTCTTCCTGCCTTAACATTGGGAGTATCATAAGCTGAAATATGTATAGTTACCCATTCATCACTATTACAAGCTTCTCCAAATGGTGAAAGTGGGTCAAATGGATTGCCTAGTGCAAGCCAATGACAATTGGCAGAGGTCATTAATCCTTCAGCCGATTCCCAAATATTCTCACCTACCCCACTTGATTCATCCAGAATTAATAATATATTCGGACTATGCCTTCCTTGAAAAGCCTCTTGAGAAGAGTCTTGAGGTCTTAATCCCACAGCATACCAATCAGGACCTAAATTTATTCCCATAGTTGTTACATGCTTTTCTTCCATTAACGATATTCTTGAATATCTCACTCTAGTTCTGATTTCACTCCATAATGCATCCTTAACTTGTTCTTTGAATGCTGAAGTTGTAATAACTTTAGAAGGATAATATGTAAAAAGAAATGCAAGGGTTAGACATGCAGCGGTATGAGTTTTGCCTGCATGATTACACGCAGGCACTGCAACTCGTTCATTCTCATAGATAGCTCTAAAAATTTCTTTCTGCTTATCCCAAAGAGTAACTCCCAGAACTTTCTCAGGAAAAATTAATGGGTCCTTTTGAAAAATTTTTCTTAAAGACGGTGCTAAACCTCTACTGTTAAAATTAAGTTCAATCACCTCTAAATCACTCAAGCCCTATCTTATTTTGTCTTCTCTACAACCTGTCTCCCACCAACTTTCAAATCAATTAGAAATCGGTCTTCAAACTCATGCACTCTTGCAACATCTTTCCTTGAAACTTTAAGATAATTCAAAGCATCAGCCAATGTTTTAATAGGTCTAGGCTTCGGTCTAGGCTGAGGTTGAGATTGAGGTTTAGGCTTAGAAGGAGAAACTGTGGGCTTTGGCTTACTTGAAACTTTGTTGTCTTTTTTAGCTTTCTTTCCTGCCATATATCAAAGTTAACACAAATCAAGGAAAAAGTCAAGTTAGGTCTTGACAAATAAGAAATGACATGATAATTTAATTTTAATGGTGCAGAATAAAGGCACATACCATCCTGATTTAATCAAAATAAACCTATCTAAAGACAAAAGTCATACTACTCAATCAGCTCCTTCACGCTATATTAAATTTAAGGAGAGGGAAATGGGCAAGAAAAATAAAGACAAGACTTTTATAGAGATTATGGAAGAATGTAAAAATCATAGCAAAGAAGCACTCTGGGATTATATCACAGCTTTAAGGGGGCCTGATATAATAGTTGCGTTAGGTGAAACTCATAGATGGATTAAAACAGTCTTTACTTATCCTTTAAGAGGGCAAAGTATTGTAGAAGAGTATTTGGTCTCATGGCCAAAAGATATTGAAGGCGTTTTTGAATACCTGAATAATGAAAAACATATCTATGAGTATTTTCATTATCTAAATCATATTGCAAAGATATGGCACTATTTTAATCCTAAAGTTGAATTTATTATATATACCTTATTCCGTGATGGTGGCGACCTCAATAAAGAACAAGTCAAGGACTTGGCTTTTAAATATAAAGGGTATGTGGCTGAATGGTTAAATAGCGAAACAGTAATTAATCAAGAACAGAAATAGGAGTATGAATATGAATGATAAAGAACACCAAACAAAATATTTAAAAATTGGTAAGTTTCATGTATCAACAGAAATATTACGCAAAGCAATTCATGAAGAAAATAAAGAACTATTAAAGCAACTAAAAACCTTATTTTCTGAAGTTATTGTTATAGATGCAAAATATAATCCTTGGCAAGAAACGATTGAATATACAGCTTATCATCCAAAATTCCGATGCTGTGATATAATAGAAATAATGTTTAAAATCCCTCATTACATCTTTGAATTTGAAATGACTGAAGATGAACAAGGGAATAAGTATTACAAAATTGTTAATATACGGGAGGATTACAATGCAATCTAATGATTTAAAGGATGTCAAGGAAGTATTAACAGGTTTGAAAAATGACCCAGAAATAAAAAATTTAATAGATGAATTCTGGCAGTTAATAAAAAATGTTATTTACAATATTACAGACTCAGCCTTAGATGGATTGATAAATTTATCTGAGAAGAAAGCGAAATTATATGGAACGATGCTTAAACATTTGATAAAGCAGGAATTTACTAGGGATGAGGCAATTGAATTAATATTAAGAATAAACCAAACAACTAATGAGCAGTTTAAATCATTCCTTACTGGCTTCTCAGAACAAAATAAGACTTCTGTCTATGATAAACAAGTAATGGATTTATATAAAAATTTCTCAAGAGTCTATGATTTGTTGGAAAAATTAAGTAATGCTAATGTAGCTTTAACCCAAAGATTAGCAGTCATTGAAAGAATAATTCAGGCAAATAAATCTTTACAATAAGGAGAAGAAAATGAATGTAAACCTTTCAGACTTTACAGTTGAAAGAGATGCAATAATTGGCTTTGTGGTTTTCAAGAATGTCAAAGAAGGACAAATTATTTGCTCTCCACTAACCTTTAATGAAGATGGTTTCAGTATGATAGATTGGGCTTTCTTTGAAGATAATCCTCAAATCATAGGAACTATCCCAGCTCCGCCAAATAGTTATAAAGTATATGTTTGTTCACCTAATGGTAAGTGCATTGATATTGGCTTTGAAATCAATGGTAAGAAGAATAATGAATATTGGATTAGACAGTATAAAAAATATCTAACAGGGAAAATGATGATAACTCAAGACGAAGGAGGTAAACAATGACATATAATGTTACAGCAACAGGATATGGAGATATAGTTAAGTTTTTTGTAAAGGCAGAAGATATTAAAGAGGCTTATAAGGAAGCCAGAAGAGAAGCAGAAGCAATCTTCCACTTGAGAAGTGATAATCCTTCATACCTGCATCCCAACCCAAATGTGAATGTAAGAGTAGAACCAGATATTCAACGATGGGGAATTTAATAGGAAATTGATAATGTTAATACCAGTAGTGCCGAAAATTTGGATTGCGATTGAAGGAGAAACGCTGAAGATAATTAAGGTTGGAACTATGGAAGTTTATTTGCAAACGGAAAGACATCCCGAAAAGAAATTTATTGAAATTGCAAGAGTAGAAGGAGATATAGGAGCATTGGTTGATTTGGCTATAAAGAGTTACATAGAAAAAGCTGTCAGAGAAACAGAGAAGGAGTTTAAGTCAAAATTGGAATTAGCATCAAAAGATATAGCCGATAAATATAAAGAATTGATTGAGTTTTGCAAGGAAAGATTAAAAGAATTGGAGAATACGGAACAAGGAGTTGCAAATGAATAAATACGAATTCAAATCCGCAACAACCTCAGCATCACCACCATACCACGGATATTACATTTGCAGACCACCTATCTTAGAAACTTTTGAACTTCCAACTAGAGAAGAATTACTTAATATTGAACCAGGTGATTTGGTAAAACTTATCTTTGGTTCTGATGAGGTAGTTGAAACAGAAAGAATGTGAGTTAAAGTCATTAAAATAGTTGAAACTTATGGATATGGTGAATTAGATAATAAACCTGTTCTCATTCCTAACCTATCTCTTGGAGACATAGTGACATTCCACCTAGGTGATGTAATAGATATTATAAAGAAAAATGAAATTCATTATTACAAGAGCCTCTTTAATTCAAAGAGCAATTAAGCCTTGTGAAGAAGCAGTGAAAGATAAGGCTACTAAAATAATGGCCTTGTCTTGCCCTTATACTCTGGAAGAAGCTAAAAAGAATAAATACCTTAAAGGCTTCTTTGAGAAAACTAAAAATATACGCAAAGAAGGACATTTATTTGTCGGTGAAAGTAAAGATAAGGTTGATGTCTGGGTCATAAATATAAATACACTTGAAGAATTAATTGAGTTTATAAACAGACATGGAACAGTAGCAATACTAAAATCCGAGTATAAAGAAATTCCCTACAACATAGAAATCGTAGATGTAGATGAGTGGTGAATATGCTTCAGTATACTTGCTAAACTATGAATGTTAAATAGCTATATCATAAAAAAAATTTGAAAAAAATTTTGAGGGGGGCCAGCTTTAAGCCTGCTTTAAATTCATTCCGAAGCTTGTCTTAAAATTAGCTAGGAATTGCTTTTGATTTAAAATGGTTCTAAAACAAGGCTAGAACGCTTGCTATTGTAGGGTTTCATGAGTGCCTTTGAATGCTTGATATTGCTACATTTCAGGCTAGGCCATTTGGACCTGAAAAATAAGGCCATAGCTGTCTAAGGCTGGTCATTCTGATAACTAGGACAGGCCATTTGGTCATGCAGGTCATGCAGTTATTTAGGCAGGGCATTCAAACTTTCTCATACAGGACATTGTGATAACCAAACATAAACTCATGCAGGATATTCCAAGACAGGCCGTTCTAGTTGATACAGGATATTCAAGCTAAGCCATAAGCAGGACATACAGGCCATAAAATTTTTTCACTTCCAAAAATATTTTTTTCTATCCAAAACGCCTTAAACGCACTTTCCTTGATTCATTGGCAACTTGCACTGAAAAACTTTTCTGAAAAAAATCTACTTTTCTTTGAAAAACCTCTTGACAAGATAATTTAATTATGCTAGGATTGATTAAAATTGAGAAAGGAGGAGGAGAAAATGCAAGAGTATTTGAAGGAATTAAAGGCACAACTGGAGAGCTTTTTGGGCTTTTCAGTAGATGGCTGGACATTAGAAGAAGCTTTAAAATCGGCTGAGAACTCAGGGGCTGTAATTTTCTGGGCTACAATTGAAAGGAAAGTAAATTTAAAAATCAAATTGTAAGGAGGTGATAATAAAATGCTAGAGAAAATCAAAGAAGTAGCAGAGGTAACAAGAGGCTTGCAGCTCAAGGAGTTGCACTTTCTTATGTGGTGGGCATTCAATGACCGAAAAATGCTCATTGTAAGCTTTTTAAAGAAAGATTAAGGAGGTGATAAAATGGCTAAATTGAACGGTAAAGATTTTAGGGTAATAAAGCGGTTAGTCAATCCTCATTCTGGATTATCTATTGCTATCAGGTCAGACGGTATTATCTTAAGAAAAACTTTTAATGGATGGAAGAGATACTTACGGATTAAGAAAGGAGCATCAATTGAAACTGTTATCCAAAAATTATATAGCAAAGGCTTTATTGACGGCGTAGCACCTGAGTTTAGCACTCTAATAAAATGGCAGAATGAAGGCATAGCTAGAACTCCAGACGGCTGTCGTGTAGAACCAGACGGCACTTGTCAACACGGATACAAATCTTGGCTTTTAATTTATGGTCTTTTGTAAGGAGGTGATAAAATGGCAAAGAAGGATTATGAAATTTGGGTTAATCAAGACGGTATTGAAGATTTGAAAGATTTGGAAATTGAATATAACTGGCTAGGACAAACAAGGGATGTTGGTTTTGGGACAGAATTCTTAGTTTCTGTTGAGCTTTCACAAGAGCAGAAAGACAGACTTGAAAATCTTTGGGATTGTGATTTGGAATGATGTTTCAATTCCTACCGCCCAGGTTCTCACAGCCTGGGCTTTTTTATGCCTTGATTTTCTGTCTTGGCCTTCCCTTGCTTAGCCTCACCTACCTCAAAACTACCTCAAACTATCCACTCCTAAAACCCTTGCTATTATTGCCTTCCAGACACCCTTTTGAAAGCCTTGTCAGTATTGCCTTCCAGCCGTGCCTTTCAAACCCTTGTAAATCCTATATCCTAGAACCGCCCTTGAAAGCCTTACCAGTTCTACATTTCAAGCACGCACTTAAAACCCTTGTCAATTCTATGTCTCAGCCATGCCCTTGAAAGCCTTATTATTCCTGCATCCTAGAGCATACCTCTAAAACCCTTGAGGCTGTAGGCTTTCCAAGCACCTCGGAAACCCTTGCTATTCCTACGTTTCAAAGGGGTCTATTTTTGGGCATTTTTGAGGTTTTTCAATAGGCAATAGGGTAATAGTGGAATAGGAAAATAGCGTAATAGGCAAAATAGCCGTTTTAAACCACTCACTTAGCAAAAAACGCCTTCATATTTCAATTGTGAGCAAGTTTTAAAGGCCAAGACATATAAAATATCCTGTTAAGGCTTAAACCTTGCTCACAGGCTAAATATGTGCGTGTTTCTCTCAAAGCCTTGATAATTAAGCAATTTAAGGCCATTCAATACCTCAAACAAGCCTTTCTGCTATATCTGCACTCAATAGCAACTAAACTAGAACCTCACGCATAAGCTAGCAAGTGAAGCCTACACACAAAGGCACTCTAACACAGAAACTTTTTTTTCACTTTCTTAAAAATTTTTTTTCAGTTAAAAAGGCCAAAATAAGCAACTTCCTTTGAAAAATCGGGCAGTTAAAGAAATTTAAATAAATGTGATTTTTTTCATAAAAAGGCTTGACAAAAAAATTAAACTATGCTATAGAATAGGTATCATGAGAAAGGGAGGAAAGAAGGAATGAGAGCAAAGAAAAAACGGTTTGCAATTTTTGAGTATCGGACGGAGGATAATTATACGAAGAGAATGGATTTTGAAATCCCTAAAGGCAATTTATCAATGGTGATTTATTCAAACTGGGATAAGTGGGTTAATAGAATTAAATCTCAAATGCCTAATGTGAAAATAGAAACAATTAAATTTATAGGGACAGTATATGAGTAGTATCTGGGTTGTTTGTAGCTGGTATAGGCCAATCAAACTATATAAAGGAGAAGCAAGAAATGAAACAATGGGAAACAATTAAAGAAATGGTTCAAAAAGGGGAAACCTCTAACGAATTATTATGGACAAATTTAAACTCACAAGAAAAGAAAAAACTTAAAACAGTTATTCTTAAAATATTATCTAAAATAAAAGTATTACGAATGGAACATATTAATGGCATAGCAACAAGGATGTTTCCTCAAAGATTAACATCTCAAGCAATGAAAGAAATTTTAGGAGAGCTAATAAAAGCAAGAATATTAGAAATTGAAAATATTAAACCTTGCTTTGCAAATATTGAATATAAAGGAGAAAAAAGAAATGAGAGCTAGACCATCAAGTGGTAAACAAATCATAGATACAAGCACTTTACCTGCTAAGGCTAAAAAATTACTCCAGAAACGAGGCAAATTGGTAGAAAAACACAAGCTAGTTATAGACCCTACCAAAATAGTGGTTAGAGTTTATCAACGGTATTATCACCCTAAATTTGGGTATTTATATGAATTATTAAGTAAAGAAGTAAAGGAAATAAATAAAGAAAGGAGGTTGATAAAATGAAATACTCAACAAAATTTAAAATCAAAAACAAAAAGTCTAATGGGTATTTTTTAGCTGTAATTAATCTTGAGCTTAAAAAAAGCATAGGTAAAGACTGGGAAGACCTGAAAGAAAAAGAAGTTGTAGTTTTATCTTTAGATGGTGACCTTTATTATAGTTATAATGGTAAAGGACGCCCTGCATGGAATAGTAGCGGGCAAATAGATATGAGTTTAAAGAAGCTAGGGCAAGAATGGAATATACCAACAAATTTAAAAGAGCTTTTAAAAATCTGGCAAGAGTGGCATTTAAATGATTGCGTGCCTGGCACTAAAAAACAAATGTTAGCTTTAAAAAAAGCTGATAAATCTCTACTTTTTGCAGAAAATTATAATAAAGCAGTTGAGTATTTAAAATCAATTGGTCTTTATGAAGATAGAAATTATAAATATGGGTCAAGCTGGTTATGTAAAAAGTTAGATGATGAGGTTATATTAAGATTAAAGAGAATTTTCAAAATAAATTAACCTAACCCGCCGTGCCTACCGTGGCGGGTAATAAAACAACGGTGGGAAATAAAACAATCCTTCCCAAGCCGATGCCAAAGGCAAGGGAAGGGGAAGGAGGAGAAAGATGAGGTGGATTAACAAAGGAAAAACATTTGAAGGGATTAAGGTGGAAGTGGTTTTAAGTTCTAGCAGTAATCCTTATAGAAGTGGGGAAACGGTTTACAAAGTGAAAGTTAATGAGGCTAAACATCCTGAAGGATGGGGCACGGTTCAATTACCTTTTACTTCTCATGAATTGAACGAGGCATTGGGGTTGCGGGATTACGGGTTCTGCCCAGATGAGCACTTTCTTGATTGCACTCGTTCTGATGATTACTACATGTATTCTGGTGAATTCTCTTCCGAGAAAAAGGCTAATGAGTTTGCCGAGAAAGTTAGAGAAGCTATTAGGAAGATTGAAGAAGAAAAAAGAGAGATTGAAAAAGTTAAAAAAGTAAGACGAAGAGTAGAGGATGTCCTCCGTAAAAGCAATGCTGAGACAATTCTCAGTGTTGCAAAGCAACTGGGTGTAAAAATAGACTAGAAACGGCACTGCACCGCTTTAAGCAACGCAAGGCCGAGTTTGACAGGCTTAACGCCTGTTGGCTCGGCCTTTTTTATTTTGGAGGAAAGGAGGTGATGTCATGCAAATAGTGTGTGCATGGTGCAAGAAAGTAATGGGCACAAAGCAAGGCGAGGGCACTACACACGGTATATGCCCTCAATGCCTTGCTAAATTGCAGGCTGAAATGGCCACTCTCCGCCGGCACTTAATCGGTGCTGAGCGGGTGACGGAGAAATTATTGAAAGGAGGTAAGTAAAAATGAAAGAAATACAAAAAATAGTAAGCATCGTTGAACGGATGAAAAAGAGGGAAAGGGCTACGCAGAAGGCGAAAGAGGATATACAAGTTATATTGGATTGGATATCAAAGCAAGTGCCTGACGCTGTCACGGGATATGAGACTAAACAAAAATTTACTGTCAAATATGATTACTGGGATGGGCATAACTGGCAACGTAATTGTGGAGGCTCGGTTGATTTTGCACTCAAAAACGGTAAAGCAGTAGTAGAAACATTAGGCTGGGTTGTGCCTGTAGATGTTATTGATTTTACTTATATAAATGTAAAAGACGCTAGTATTGCACTTGAGGAATTTCTTGAAAATATCTCAAAAATGAAAACATTTGAGGAAGAGGCAGAAAAGATTGAAAAGATTAAACAAGCACTGAATATAGAATAGCAATTTAAACACCCACCCTAACTTAAAGGCTCGGTGTTCCTTTTTGGAACATCGGGCTTTTTTATTTTGAAGGAGGCAAAAAAGATGAGGGAAACAAAGCAAGACATAACAAAAGAACATAAAGAAAAATTACTTGAATTGGTAGGCAAATTATCAGGAAGGCAGGCTAGAATTGCCTTGAGCAAATTCATAGTTGAAGACCTAGATGACCCAGATATGTTTGAAGCGTTAGAGGATGCAATTCAAGTGGGCTTAACTTATCCTTCAGAACCATAAATAATAATAAACGGAGGTAAAGAAAAATGGTAGAAATAGAAAAATTATGGCAAGAAATACAAGAGGGTAAATGCCCTTACCTCAATCCTACCTGTGAAAACTGTCAGGGTTGTTTTTCTCCTTGTTGTAATTCTGGGCTAGACGAAGAGGGACGCTGTTACTGTGAACGTATCCATGACAAAATTATGGAAGTTAATAGTGCAGAGGACGAACTAAAATAGGAGGGATTAAAATGAATAAAAAAGATGCTCTTTATTTAATTCAAAAAACTAAAAAGTTTAGGGAATGTTTTATTAAACAACCCGGCTTGTTTAAAGTTGATGAAGAAAAAGAATTATTAGCATTTGCTACTGCACCAAAAGAAAAACAACTTGAACTCATAATGGGCGGTTGGCCTTGTAGCATTTGTAGATATAATAGTTGTTGTCCCGTGTTTAATAGCAATGAACAAGAATGGCTAAACTGGTTATGGGATAGGCCATAAGACTAAATTGTTTGTGAAAAGGAGGTTATCATGGATGGAGTAAAGAAAATTAAGGTTATGTTAGCAAAAGGAAAATTTTTTGTAGAACTAGAACTACCATTTTATTATAATAACCAAATAGTAGAAGGTGAATATCTACTCAAAGACGGGCGTAATATAAAATGCCCTAGCTGTAAAAAGCCTGCTGTGATATATACAGCAAAGATAAAAAGGATTCCAGCACCTATCGGACTTCCCAATGATAAAGAAATTTTTGTTTGTAGAAATTGCCATATTTTCGCTGAATTTAGTGACAAAGTATTGGTCATTCGTCCGTTTGAGCCTTCTTGGAATACACAAGAATTTTATTGTTTTATTTGTGGAGAATATTTAAGGTCCAAAAATATTGCACAATGGTATGATAAACACCCATTTTATAAAAATTATTGCCCTAATCATCCTAATGTCACCTATTATAGCCAATGCCCAAATAATGCTAATAGTCCAATCTCTTCCAGAACATCAACAATAATCCGATGGTATTAGGAGGAAGCAATGGAAAAAATAGAATACAACGATGTAAAAAAACTAAGGGATGCAGGACTGACCTTTGCCCAAATAGGTAAAATACTTGGTGTCCACAAAGGAGTAGCATATAGAATTTTAAAAAAAGGAGATGGATATAGCGAAAAAGTAGGAAATAAAAAGAATATGAAACACCGAAAAGTATTTCCTATTTGGGAATATCAAATAGGAGTTGATGCGCATCTTTTATACAAAGAAATCCCAAATATGGTTGAAAGATGGGCATCTATTCTAGGTTTACCAAGATTAACTCAAGTTGAATTAGTAGATTATATTTTGGATTTCCTTTATTCTCGTAATAGAGAATATTGGAAGCAATTTAGAAATCCAAAAGGCTTTATTTTTCATGTAGCGAAACGAATTATTGTCCAATGGGCTACATACCTAAACATAGAAACCAAAAGAACAATTGAAGAAAAGGCAGGATTGCCTCATTGGATTGGTGCGGAAAACCGCTTAAAATCCACTGCCAATCCATTAGTTAAGGAGGTTTAAAATGTGCGATTTTTTCAGCTTTTCAGTAACTAAAGATGGGAAGGTATTGGCTCTGCTAGGTGCAGAAAGAATGCGGTATATGGCACAAGGGCAAAATCCTGATAGTCATAGCCTCATTTCTGAGCACTTTGGAATAAATGAAGATGATACTTTTAAATTTGAAATCGGAATGAATGCAGAGGATGTGAGAAAATTAGTTGAAGCTCCATTAACATTTGAGACAGTGGAAGAATTGGAAAAATATTACGATGGCGGGATTGATTTCAAGCTTTTTCCACTTGAAGGTCTTTCTTTTATTCAGAATTGGCTAAAGGAAAACCAAGAACAAATTATTGAAGCGGGGAAACTGAAATTTGGGGCTACATTGCAGAAAATGATTTTAGTCAATGAACCCGCAAGCTTTGTTGTGGAACTTTCTTATGCTCGCACCATTTCCACTCTGAAAGAAGAAATCTTGAACGGGCAACCATTTATTGAAAGCACGAAATCCAAACCTGGATGGCATGTTTCTACTAAAATTTTTCCAGGGGTAGTATGTTATTTTAAAATCCCTGGCGAATATACTGGAGAGGAACTTGTGTCTAGAATTATGGTCAGGCGGTATTATGTTAATCGTGCAATATTGGATGAAAATGAAAACCCAGTTAAACATGTAGAGTTAAGAATAGTCATTTTTCCTATTGAAAAAATGTTAAAAGAAGGGGAAACTTTATAATTACTAACCCAATGGGCTTTTTTAGCTCATTGGGTTATCAACTTTTAATAAACCAAGGAAAACAAAATGATTGAATTCTTTGGCTTTTTAATAGCAATTTGGTTGATTGGCTGGATTATTTATAAGTGGATAAATGATTGAAAGGAGGTAATAAAATGTTAAATAAATATAATCTTCAAATAGCGAGTTTGCTTGAAAAAGAAGGCAATTGTATCTCAAATGATTTTGATATTTCACAAGTCATCAAAGTAACTAAGGAAAAAACAATTGCTACAGAAAGGCATTTACTTATAGAAATAACAAGACCAAATTTATCTTATAAAGAATATCCCGAAACTGGACATGAATATAAACAAGACAAAGATTTTTATCTTACAAAAAATGAAGTGGCCAAAATTCAAAAATTAATTCCTAAAAATTCTCCTTTTCCTATTATTGAAAATATTATGGTATCTCAGAAAAAAGATAAAACTATTCTAGTAATAACGGATTTAGAAAAATGTCTTTACTATGTCTATAAAAGATAAAGATATTTCATATCCTAAAACAGACCAAGTATATCCTAAAGGAAATCCAGTTATATCACTAACTGTAAATGCAAAACTCTTAAAAGAAATAGCTATCCAAGTTGAAAAGTTTAATGATGAGAAAAATAAACCTGTTACTATTTCTATTTATCAAGATGAATATGATAAATTTATTAAGTTTGAAGCCGTTAATAATGTAACAGAACAAAAAATGAAAGGTTTATTAGCTTGCTTAGATGAAAAGGAGGTTGGCAATGTATAAAGAAAAATATCAAAAAAAGAAACTGCCTAAGGTAGGATTTAACCGTTGTGGACATAGGTCGCATATAAAGGGATTTAGAAGAGTAATGGCAAATAAGGCATTCAGGAAAAAGGTTGAAAGTGCCTTACATAAGCAGTGCAAAAGACTACAAAGGGAGCTTGTTAGATGAAAGATTTAATTATCTTACTAACTGCCTTATGGATTGCCTCGGTTGCCATAGGTTATCATATCTGGCAAGAAATAGAACTGCCCCATAATCCTTCACCCCAAGACACTCAAATAGCAAATAGTGAGCCTGCAAATTGGGTTGCTACTAGAAAAATCACCAGAAACACTTATAAGACTTCCATTTCCCTTGAACCAAACTTATCTCCTACTGATGCAATGAAAATAGCACAATACTTTGTTAAGCAGAGATGCAAACAGGCTAAGATAAAGCGGATTACTATTTTATACACAGTTAAAACGAATATATGGGTAATTTGGAGGGAAGATAAATAATGCTAAATAGTGCCAACACAAATTTATTCTTCCTCGTCTTCCTCTTCATCTTTCTCTCTGAACTTTACTACCTCATCATATTTCTCAAACTCTTGTTTTTTACGCACGGCCTCTATCGCAACACTAATCAATTCCTTAATTGTTGTTGCTTGAGTTTCCGAAATAAATCCTTTTTCTATTTGTTTGCAAATGGATGCAATATAATTCAAAATCTGTTCAAAGGAATGAAGCTTTGGCGGATACAGAGTTACAGTTTCATTTTTTTCTGTTTTAATGCGGTATACAAGCCGTTTTGGCATGATTTTCTATCCCTCCATAAGAAGCACATAGTAGAACACTTAAAAGCTGATTATAACTTAACAGCATACAAGGTGCAAGATAGTTTAAGGGTTTTGAAAATTAAATTTACCTCTTGACAAAAAAATTTAACTGTTTTATAATAAAGAAAAAAAGGGAGGAGAAAGATGGATGAATTAAAAAACATTATAATTAACGAAGAAGGTATATTTTGTCATTATTATCCAGTTTTATACTGGGAAGAACCGATAAGTGTTCCGATATCATATCATAAAATCAATGTTTATCTTTATTCTCATGATGCAGGTTATTTAGGTTGGATGGATAAAGGGAATATATGGTGCAAGAAATTCAAATACAAACATTTTGGAAAAACTTTTGCTTTAGATGTTTATATTTAAAAGGAGGTAAAGCAAAATGGAAAAACCTTTTGAACAAATCAAGAAACATTTGGCAAATTTGCCAAACAGGTGTCAGTTGATACGGAATTATGCTATAGAAGCTCTTGATACTGATGAACAAATAGAAAAAGCAGAAAGTTATCTAGAAGAGGTCTATAATGGGGATTTGGGAGTTATTTGTTTGGTTTTGTCTTCTAATTGTGCCCCTTTTCTCTTTTTATTTGAAGACCAACCTGAAATGATAGACGACGTATCTAAATTACTTAACTTGCTATCATTTGCAATATTTTCTGTTGATTTTTTTGAAGACCTAGATGATGAAGAAAAAGAAGAAGTGGAAGAGGAAGCCAAACAAATTCTTGATAAATCATTATCTATCTTACAGGGAGGCCAAAATGAATGAAAGAAGGATAGTAGCACGGCGGATGGACTATCATTTCAGGGGTTTTACTGAAAAAGAAGCTTCTGAAGTGGTGGAGTTATGGGAGCAAGGGCATCTTGAAAAGGTGCAGAGGAAGTGGGATTTGTTTAACTGGGATACCTGTCCTAGTTGTGGAGCATTTATTATGTCTAATAAACCTGTGAGTGGGTGCATTATTTGTAATCATAGTTTTGTGGAGTGAACCATGTATTATCCCAGAGTTACAGAAGTTATATCTCCCTTTCTAGAATTCCCTGTCTCAAGTAACACGCTGGAGTTAGCCTGTGAACGAGGCAAACTAATTCATAAGTATTGTGTGGCTGAATTGCAAGATTTGTTTGTGCCTGAATACGGCGAGCTGGAAGGATATATACAATCCTTTAGAAGTTTGTTACCTGTAAAACTAATCAAAGCTGAGTTTGAAGTGAAACATGAGCAATTTATTTATAAAGGACATCCTGATATGATAGTTGAGTGGAAAGGTGAAAAGTGGTTGTGGGATTTAAAGACTTCTGAGGTAGCTAATAAGGCGTGGATAATGCAGTTGGGAGCTTATTATTATGCTCTGCCTGAAGAATTGAAGCCTGATAAAGTGGCGGCGGTAAGGCTTAGAAAAGACGGTAAGCCTGCTATTGTTGACACTATTTTTATTGATGACCTAAATAAAGGCTTTCAGGCTTTTTTAAATTTTTTAAACGGGTGGAGATATTTGAAGGAATAAATTTTAAAGGAGGCAAAAAATGGAGATTAAAGTTAGGGCTTGGGATGAGAAGAATAGAAGAATGTTATACCCTGATGCTATATGGTTAAAGCACCAAGAAATAAGTATAGAAGGTTGCTTTTATAAAAATGTTATTCTTATGCTTTATACAAATTACAAAGATAAAAATGGTAAGGAAATCTATGAATGGGATATTGTAAAAACTCCTCAAGGAATTGGTGAAGTTGTCATAGATTTGGGTTGTTGGCATGTTCTCTTTCAAAAACCATTGGGGTATTTCCCTCAAGATGAAATAGAAATAATTGGTAATATTTATGAAAATCCGAATTTATTAGAAAAACCTAAAAGGAGAATAAAAAATGAAAAAAAATAATAATGGAGTATTTACAGAATTTCGGGCTAACTTGGCTTTAATAGAAGCTCAAAACGCTTTTTTGGTCTGGAAGAAAAGATTTACTCAATTAGAAGAAGAGGTAAAAACGCTGGAAATAACAAATGAAGAAAGTTGCCAGAAGGCCGCCGAATTACTAGCTACAATAGCAAAATATGAAAAGAAGATTAACGAGGAATGCGAGAAAAGGATAGCTGTCCCCAAGACTTTTATTAAAAAAGTGAAAGCTAGGGTTAATGAAGTGGTTAAGCCTCTTTCTAATTCAAAAAAGACAATAAAATTAAAGCTGAAAGACTACAAAACTCGTCTTGAGCTAGAAAGAAGAGAAATGGAAAAGAAAGCAGAGGAAGAAAGGAAAAGACTGCAAGAACAATTGAATAAAGAAGCCAAGGAAAAAGGTATTGAACCTGTAAAATTGCCTGAAATTGCTATGCCTAAAGAAAAATTGAAAGTAAGCACGGAAGATGGAACTGTGTATGAAAGAAAGCGGTGGACTTTTAGAGTGATAAATATTA